CAGTCCCCATTTCCAGGCCAAATAGCCTTCTACGAGCTGTCTTTGAGCGGTTGAGAGAGGTTGATAAAAAAGGATAAATTCAGAGATTGTTCCATTCATATATACTGCAGTATTCACCCCATTTGCAAGTTGTCCACCAAGTGTAATCCTATTCTCATTAGAACTAATAGCAACAGAGCTTCCTGTTGACACCTGCAGCCCATTTTGATAGATAGTAGTGTTACCAGAAAAAGCCATGGTATAGTCTATGAGGAACTGCGTATTTGTGGGAAAATTAACAGTGGGAGCAGGTATTCCGCCGACATTAAGACTGTTGAAACTGAGTTTGCTGTTATAAGTTCCAATCTGTCTTATATTAGAACTTGTATCACCTACTAGCACTGTGACATTGTTGGAATTGTTAAGAGTAAGAACAATATAGGCGGTTTCCGAATAGTGTATTCCAGAATAAGCAATTGTATAGTACTGATTGGTCCCATTAAATGAGACTTTATTGGATGTTATAGTTGGTGATCCAGAACCCACGCCATTGTATCCGTTGCCAGATTTATCAACCCATGTAGACAAAACCGAGCCTGCAGCAGGTGTGACCCCTGTGCCAGCAGGATCCGCACCGTCTAACCAAATCTGGAGTCCAGGAATCAAAGATGGTATGGCACCATACTGATACAGAGCGGTATTCGCAGAAGCCGTGTTCGCATAGAAGTCACCTGCGTTCGCTGTGCCTGTGGCACCAGATCCAGCGGAACTTGCATAAAACTGTGTGCCTACTGAACCGGAAGCTGCAGGTCCCTGAGGCCCTGTAGGTCCCTGAGGCCCTGCAAAGCCTGTCGGGCCCGAGGCCCCCGTTACACTAGGCCCAGTAGGTCCAGTGAATCCCGTGGGCCCTGTGGCTCCTGTGTTCCCAGTTCTCCCTGTCGAACCCGTGATCCCAGTCGCACCTGTCACACCAGTTGCACCCGTAACGCCCGTGGCGCCAGTTGCTCCCGTAACACTCGGACCAGTGGGTCCTGTTTGCCCTGTCGCCCCTGTGGCCCCTGTGGCCCCTGTGGCTCCTGTGGCCCCTGTGGCCCCTGTGGCCCCTGTGGCCCCTGTCGCACCTGTGGCCCCAGTCCAACCAGTTGCACCTGTCTGCCCTGTCCAACCAGTTGCACCCGTGGCTCCTGTGGCTCCTGTGGGGCCAGTCAGACCAATAGCTCCATTCAAGTAAACTCCCCAATTAGTGTAAGTACCAGAGCCGAAAGTCTTGTCGATAACAACTGCTAGACTCGTACCTGAATACGTGGAAACCGTGGCGTATACCTTCTTTGTATCATCGTATTTAATCACACAATCCATTCCAGGAATCCAAGCAAGCCCTGAAGCCACCGTAAAGGTCGCGCTAGTCCCACCGAGAGTGAAGGACGTGCTACTAGTTGTATTGTAGGTGTCGGAAAGGCCACTGGGACCCACCCAACCAGTAGGTCCTGTGGCTCCCGTGGTACCCAGGAGTCCAGCGTATGGCAGTGTGAGCCAGGGAGTCACTCCGTCACCTATTTTGTAATAGGGTGTATCGGATTCAATACCCATCTCGCCCTGGCCGAGAGTGGGATTATTGCTCTTCCATAGAGTGGAAGTATCCCTTCTTATCTGATACTGGATAAAGGGCATCTAATGATTGAAATTATTTTTCTCTTAGCAGATACCGCAATCTGGTAAAAGAAAATGTTAAAAATCGCTCAGCTAAAAGTTCCCAGAGCCCAACGTAGAAACCCTCTGCGCGAGACGAGTTATTGCATCATTCAGTGTAGTAGGCGCAGTTGAAGCCCAGGGACCCACTGTGGCTGTGTAGGCAGAGAAGCTGTAGGCGTTATTCCAGGCGTATTTGGATGCGTAGTAAGGGTGGGTTATGGGAAGAGAACCATTCAGACCCCACTTCCATGCCAGGTAGCCTTCAATGGCCTGGCGCTGGCTTGTGTTGTGGGCCACGTTGTAGACGAGGACTTCAGATATGTAGCCTGGCATGTAGTAAGTATTTCCTAGATACGCCCCGATATAATTTCCAGTATTAGGTTGACTACGTGTACCAGGTGTATCACTACCACTTAAAGTGCCATTTAGATATTGACTACGAGTGCTAGTACTTGTATATTGTGAAGAAAATATTGCAGAAACATTTGTAGAATATGCAGTTGTCACTATAGCATTTGATGACCAGTCAGTACAATATTGACTAGACCCAGTAGATCTTATTACTAATGCAGTATTTGCTGATGAAGTACCTGCGGAAACAATTGCGCCATTAGTGCCACCAGTAGTGAACTGTGAAACAATGTAAATAGAATAAGATGAATTTCCGAAAGGAATAGCCCCATTAGGCAGATTCAGGTACTGCGTGGATCCATTGAATTGTAATCCATACGTAGTATTGTAAGTGGGAGAAACCCCACCTGAGCCATTATAGCCATTGCCAGACTTATCAACCCAGGTCGCCACTGTCGCCCCTGAAGAAGGCTTCACGCCAGTAGCATAAGGATCCGCACCATCCAGCCAAACCTGCAGCCCAGGAAGAGACAGAGGATTCATCTGGCCGTATTGGTACAGAGCGCCGGTGGAATTATGCAGATAGATATTGCCCTGTGTCAGAGGGGCATTGAAGGGAACTATGGAACCGGATGTCAGAGTTCCACTCAAGTTGCCTGAAGGTGTCCACGAGGGCGCCATGGAATAATAGGGGTGGGAAATGGGCAAGGAGCTGGTAATACCCCACTTCCACGCGAGGTAGCCTTCAATGCTCTGGCGCTGGCTCGTTGAGAGAACCCGATTGTAAAAAAGCATTTCAGACATGGTACCACTCAGGAAATAACCTGCGCCAGTGAAGGTACCAATTAACATGCCAGTTCCAACAGTAAATGTTGATGATCCACTTTGAGTCTGTGTGCCGTTACCATATAATACGGTCGTTCCATTAGAACATACCTGATCATATAATTTTCTTACACCAACAACAGCTGTTGTGGTATCGTTCACGCTGTTGAAGTTCAATACCCCAGCTACAAACGAGCTTCGAAATGGTTCCGAAGGTGTACCAGCATAGACGGCTTGTTGTAAATTTATATTGCTTGGACTGTATACAAAAAATACGGTTTGATTCGTAGATCCAGGGTAATTAGTACTAAAAGACTGACCACCGTTGAACACCACCCCCCCAGCAGAATACGTAGGACTCCCCGCAGAAATCCCACTATTCCCCATTCCAGATTTGTCAACCCATACAGAAACCACCGAACTCACAGCTGGTGCGACCCCATTCCCTGCGGGATCCGCACCGTCCAGCCACAGCTGGAGGCCCGAAATGGACTGAGGAATACTGCGATTACTGAGCACTGAAGGCGCCAGAGACTTGTAGGGCTGGGCGACAGGCAGGGAGGCTTGGAGAAACCACTTGGACGCGAGATACCCTTCAATTGTTTGACGCTGGCTTGTGGTGTGAGCCACGTTGTAAACCAAGATTTCGCTGATATTTCCCTGCATATATGTGCCAGCAGTAGGAGAGGTTCCATTTGCAGAAAATACACCAACAAAGTTTCCTGTATTAGATTGGGTACGTCCAGCACTAGGTGTAATAGTAATACTCGTAGCATTTAAATTCGTGGAACGCGTTCGCGATGTACCATTTTGATAAACACTAGAAGTTACAAATGACTCATTCAGTGTATAAGTTAAATTATTTAAACCCTCACTTGAATTCCAATCAGATCGTAAACTAGTACCAGATTGCATAAATAATATGCCAGTGTTAGTCCCACCAAAGAGGATTCCCCCACCGCTAGAAGAATTAGTGAAGCGTGCAACTATATAGATAGAATAATTAGAATCCCCGAAAGGAATTGCCCCATTAGGCAGAGTCAAGTACTGACTGGATCCATTGAATGCCAATCCATATGTAGTATTGTAAGTTGGAGAAACACCGCCTGAACCGCTATTTCCATTCCCAGATTTATCAACCCAAGTCGCCACGGTCGCCCCTGAAGCTGGCTTGAGCCCCGTAGTCCCAGCAGGATCCGCACCATCCAGCCAAACCTGCAGCCCAGGAACAGTAGCAGGTAACGAAAGAGCAGCTGTGGAATACGGATTGGAACTGGGCAAGTAGCCAGTCAATCCCCACTTCTGGGCCAAGTAGCCCTCAACACTCTGTCTATCTACATTTAAAAGTGCACTATCATAGATCAGAACCTCAGACATGGTTCCATTGAAATATGACGTTGTTCCAGCAAGGCCAATCACAATATTTGCTTCACTTACAACAGGATAACCCGAGCCAGTACCGATGAGTATCCCATTTTGATATAAGTTGGTTCCACTAGGACTCACGGTATATCCTAGAATCACAGTGGTCCCTACAGTTGGCAATGATGTATTAGCATTACATATTACAACATTTTGATATCTTGCTACCATAAATTTCCTAGATTCAACAGCAACCTGCCTTGAATTACTTGCATTTCCAGCTACAATTCCGTAGTTATTAGGATCACTACCACTAAGACTGAGAACTATGAACCCCGTTTCAGTTGCATGAGTCCCTGAGTAGGGGGCTGTGAAATACTGACTGGTACCATTGAATGAGACTTTATTAGATGTCACCGTGGGTGATCCGAATGCAGTTGCATGAAGGCCATTCACAGATTTATCGGCCCAGGTGGTCACGAGTGACCCTGAAGGTACTGCGAGCCCATTCCCAGTGATATCGGCGCCATCTAACCAGAGCTGGAGCCCAGCTACATGCGCGGGCGATGCTATGGCCGTTGATATAGCAGAGGCAGCCTTGTAGAGAGATCCAGAATCAGTATTGAGATAGAATGACCCAGTTGCGCTGACAGTACTGGATGCCACCGCGGATCCTGTAGGCCCTGTTGCAGATGAAGTGAAATACTGGTTTGTGAAACCAACGGTCGTTCCCGTGCCCGCTCTGCCGGTTGGGCCTACTAGGGTTGTTATGGGTGCCCAAGCACTACCTACGTAGGGACTAATGGAATAATATGGGTGGGCTACAGGCAGAGAGACTTGCAGACCCCACTTCGACGTAAGGTAGCCTTCAATCAGCTCACGCTGAGATGTTGATGGAACTGTGTTGTACATGAGAATCTCGTAGAAAACACCCTGAAAACTGCTTGCCAGGTCCCCACGTGTACCGATAAATAAACTATCACAATCGTCAGAAGTACTGGGTGTCAGAGGACCGTAACCCTGATACGTTACTGTTTGTGTATTACCGTTATCCCACCGAGATACTGAATTCCCAGTCTGATCAATAACAATCTCTACAAGGGACGTTGTTGTAGTATATAATTTTGGAGTTGAATAGCTATTATAGCCATACACGGATGCAGTATTGGCTACCACTAAACCTCCAGACCCAGTTGGACTGCCCGCGAAAATATCAGGATTGCCGATGTTGCTGCCAGTTTTAGATCTTGTTATTAGTCCATTGAATGAATTACTTGCAGTAAATTTATAGACTACGTAGATAGTGGTTGCATTACTGAATGTTCTTGCGGGTATAGGTGCTTTCATATAGATTGTCGGCCCAGAATTTCCAACATACGCGATACCAGGCAGATAATTCTGGGAATTCGTAGTGAATGTGGGGCTCCCTACTGCTGTTGTGGCGTTACGTCCGTTCCCAGATTTATCAACCCATGTCGTTAGACTAGTGCCATCTCTTGGAATAACCCTGGTCCCAGTAGGATCTGAGCCATCAAACCACACCTGCAACCCAGGAACCTGCTTGGGTAGTATATCATATCCATACATCAAACCAGAACTTGTATTAATATAGTAATCTCCAGCATTCGCACTCTGTCCAGCAGGGCCGAGACCCGAGTAGACAGCCGTACCCACGGAACCATTGGCCCCTGTAGCCCCTGTAGCCCCTGTAGCTCCTGTCCTACCAGTGGCCCCCGTGTTTCCTGTCCAACCGATCCCTGTGATACCAGTTTGCCCAGTAACTCCCGTGGCCCCCGTCTGACCCGTGGGCCCAGTCCACCCTGTGGCCCCCCCCGTCCACCCCGTGAGCCCAGTTATTCCTGTTGCTCCAGTTGCTCCTGTGACTCCAGTTGCCCCAGTTGCTCCAGTTGCTCCAGTTGCTCCAGTTGCTCCTGTTGCTCCTGTCCACCCAGTTGCACCGGTGGCCCCTGTCGACCCTGTCCACCCAGTTGCACCGGTGGCCCCTGTCGACCCTGTCCACCCCGTTGTACCGGTGGCCC